ATGGATCAGCTATTACGGGAGCTAACAGATGGCTAGAGAAAAAAGACATGTCTTACCTTCAAGAGTATCAAGACGTAACAGGGACATCAGCTGCACAAGGTCAACCTAAATATTATGCTATGTTTGGTGGTGCCACAGGAGAATCTGACACTACATCAGGCAGAATATTCTTATCTCCAACCCCAAATACAACTTACAGATTTAGAATACATTTTAATAAAGCGCCAGCATTATTAGAAAATGATGATACTAATTATATTAGTCTTAATTTTCCAAATGGGCTCTTATATTGCTGTCTATCAGAAGCATATGGCTTTTTAAAAGGTCCAATAGATATGTTGACACTTTATGAAAATAAATATAAACAAGAAGTACAGAAGTTTGCTAATGAACAAGTTGGCAGAAGACGAAGAGATGACTACACAGATGGTGCTGTTCGTATTCCAGTAAACTCAGCAAACCCGTAGGAGATAAATTATGGCAATATCATCAGCAATATGTTCAAGCTTCAAACAAGAGCTTTTACAAGGTAAACACAGTTTTGAATCTTCAGGTGGTCACACTTTTAAAATTGCATTATATGATAGTGATGCTAGTTTAGGTGCTGCTACAACAGACTATTCAACATCAGAAGAAATTACAAATACATCAGGATCTGCATATTCTGCAGGTGGTGCAACTCTAACTAACACTGGAGTTGGATTAACAAGCACAACAGCTTTTACAGATTTTAGTGATGTAACTTACAGTTCAGCTTCTTTTACTGCAAATGGTGCATTAATTTACAACACAACAACAGATGGTGGTTCAGGAACTACTGACGCCGTTTGTGTAATTGCATTCGGCGGAGATAAAACTGCTAGTAATGGAACTTTTAAAATAGAATTTCCCGCAAATAATTCTTCAGCAGCAATCATTAGATTAGCGTAGGAGGTCGACCATGTCGACAACTTCAGGATGGGGCAGGTTCACCTGGGGCCAAGCTAATTGGAATGCAGACACAACTCTTAAAACAGGTTGGGGTGCCCAACAATGGAGTGGTGATGGTGGCTGGGGAGATCTTTCTGATCAAACTGTTTCTGTTTCTTTAACAGGTATACAAATTACAACTAGTGTTGGTTCAGTTGATATACCTGATCAAATAATTACACCAACCGGTTTAGAATCTACTTTTTCACAAGGTGAGGCTTTTGTTCCTGTTACAATAGACGACACATTGTCTATTACATCTTCTGTTGGTTCAGTGTCCGTGGTTGACATGCAAGTTGGATTGACTGGTGTATCAACAACATCATCAATTGGATCTGTAACAGTCAATGACATGACTATCGGATTGACTGGTCAAGATATGACCTTGAGTCAAGGAACTGCAAAAGCACCAAACGAAACAGCTATTCTTTCTGGAGTATCCGCAACATTTAGTCAAGGAACTGCACAAGGTATATCATCACAAGAAGCATTATTAACTGGAGTATCATTTAGTGCCAGTATTGGAACTGTAGTTATACCAAATGACGTAGTTCAACCATCAGGATTACAAGCAGAGTTTACTCAAGGTTCAATTATAGGATTAGGTGGGGCTGTAGTTCAACCATCTAGTTTAACACTAAATGCAAGTGTAGGAACTTTAGATCCTAATGACATGACTCTAGGGTTAACTGGTCAGTCATTTAACGCTAATGTTGGTAGCATTTCATTAACAGATATTACAGTAGGATTAACAGGACAATCAGCATCATTTAGTATTGGAGCTGTAGATATTTTTGCTTATGGCGATGTTGACACTGGTTCAAATACGTCATATAACAATGTTTCAACAGGTTCGAATGATACATATTCTGATGTTGCAACTGGATCAAATACAAGTTATAGTGACGCTGCATAATAGGAGATAATTTATGGCATCAACATATACGCCTTTAGGTGTTGAACTTCAAGCAACTGGTGAAAATGCCGGTACATGGGGTACAAAAACTAATACAAATTTACAAATTATTGAACAAATATCTGGTGGTTACACAGCAGTAAATTTTGGAAGTGATGCAGATGTTACTTTGTCTGTATCAGATGGTTCAACAGGCGCAGCTCTTGCTCACAGAGTTTTAGAGTTTACCTCATCGGGATCTTTAACAGCCACTAGAAATTGTACTATTCCTCTTGATGTTCAAAACTTTTATATTTTAAAAAATTCAACAACTGGTGGTCAAACAATTACATTTAAATATGTTTCTGGATCAGGAAGTAGTGTTAACGTTTTAAATGGTAAAACAGTTATAGCTTACGCAAAAGCTGATGATGGTACAAATCCAAACATAGCATCTGTATCTTTATCAAGTGATCTTGTAGACGATACATCACCGCAATTAGGTGGAGATTTAGACGTTAACGGGAATAAAATTGTATCAACATCTAATGGTAATATCGAATTAGAACCAAATGGAACTGGTGATGTAATTTTAGATACAGATCAAGTATTAATTGGTGGTGGATCAGAAGTAGGTCAAATATCTTCTAATGGTGCGTATGATCTTAAATTGGTTACAAACTCAGGAACAGATTCAAGTTACATTAACATTGTTGATGCAGCTAATGGTAACACACAATTATATCCAAACGGAACAGGTTTAACAGAAATTGGTGGTGGAACAAATCCAGGTACAATTCAACTTAACTGTGAAAGTAACTCCCACGGGATTAAATTACAGTCACCTCCACATAGCGCAGGGCAGAGCTATACACTAAAATTTCCTACTGGAAATGTCACAGCAGATAGGTTTTTAAAAGTAGATAGTATTTCAGGATCAGGTGCGACAGCTACAGGACAGTTATCTTTTGCTGAAGTATCAGGTGGTACATCATGGCAAGCAGTAAAAACTTCTACATTTACAGCAGTAGCTGGTGAAGGCTATTTTATAGACACGAGTTCTGGTGCAATAGAAATGGATTTACCTGCAGGTAATATTGGAGATGAAGTTTCTTTTATAGATTATGCAGGAACATTTGATACTAACGCATTAACAATCGATCAAAACGGTTCAGAAAAAATTGCAGGATCAACTGATCCTTTAACAGTATCAACAGAAAGAGCAGCGAATACTTTAGTTTATGTAGATGGCACACAAGGTTGGCTCTTAAAGAATAATTAAGGAGATACATGGCTGCTTATAAAGATCTAGTAGGGCAGAAGATTACGAAAGTAACTTCAAACCCTGGTGAACCAAAAACAGGTCAGATGTGGTATAACTCTACTACAGGAAATCTTAAAGGTGTAGGTGTTATTGAAGCTTTTAATAGTGGTGGAAATCTATCAAATGCTAGAAATGTTTTAGCTGGTTTTGGAAATTCTCAAACTGCAGCCGTAGCAGCTGGAGGTTATACTACTACAGATGTAGCTTTAACTGAAGAATACAATGGTAATGGTTGGATTGCAGGTGGAAATATGAATACAGCCAGAAGAAGTACATCAGGTTGTGGAACTTTAACAGCAGGTTTAGTTTGCGCTGGAGCACCTGTGCCATCAGGTGGTGTTAAAACAGAAGAGTATGATGGAACTTCTTGGACAAATAGTGGAGATTTAAATACTGCAAGAAGAGATATTGCTGTAGGTGGAATTCAAACATCAGCTTTTTGTGCTGGAGGAGAAACAGCTCCTGGTGGATTTTCTAATGATACTGAAAACTATAATGGCTCAACATGGACATCTAGTAATAATTTAAATGAAGCTAGAAAAAATATAGTTGGAAGTGGTACTTTAACTGCTGGTTTAGCTTTTGGTGGTGTAAAATCAGGTCCAGCAAAATCAAATGCAACAGAAGAATATGATGGAACATCTTGGACTACAAGTGGAGGTATGAATACTGCTAGAAGTGAATTTGGTGGAGCAGGAATACAAACAAGCACATTAGCGTTTGGAGGTGAAGCTGCCCCAGGTAATACTAGTGCTGTTGAAAATTATACTGGATCATCTTGGGCAACCAATCCTAATTCGTTATCATCAGCTAGAAGAGGATCAGCTGGAACAGGAACAGGAATACCTTCAGCAATTGTTTTTGGTGGATACACAACAACTCAAGTAGGAACAACAGAAGAATATTCTAAAACAACAAATGTTATCACAGGTGCAGCATGGGCATCAGGTGATACTATGAATACATCAAGAAGATACATGGCAGGTCTTGGAACAAGACCAGCAGCACTAGCTGCTGGTGGTTCGACATCATCACCAGGATTAAATGAAACTGCTAACTCAGAAGAGTATGATGGTTCGTCATGGTCTGAAGGAAATAATTTAGGAACAGCTAGAGTTGGATTAGGTGGTGCAGGAAGTCAAACATCATCAATTGCTGCAGGTGGTAGAACA